CAGCCTTGCTGCTGTCGTTATTTCCGATCTCTCCGTTCGTCTTTCTGGAGAGTTTCAGCTTCCATTTATTAGGGTGGCCCGATCAACCAGCAGGGAGGAGGATGCTAATTGACCGGGCCTATGAGAGAGCGCCGGGAGGAACAGCACGTCATCTCAATTAGATCGCTTGGGAACCCATTCGCTCTTAAGGTCGCAGGTGTAGACGTTGTGCTCTTGAGCGCACTCAGCGCGCTCGTTCGCCCTTGAAAAAAAGACAACGGATATGGTCATAAAACAACCAACGATAATTCCGGAGATGAAGGACCACATGTTCAAGCCCTCTCTCTCTTGCGGATAGGTGCGAACTCATTGTCGAGGTCTCGCTGCAAGGCTTCCCAGTCTATCGCCGGCTCACGCTCTGGAGCCTTCATGCGGTTCAATGCCATGAGGCCGATAAAGGCCCATACAGTGAGGGTGAAGGCACAGCCTGCGTAGATCATGGCCCAGAATGAAAGGTCGCTCATTCGGCTCTCCAATCTTTGCCCTTGATGCGGATTGTTCGCGCCCGCTGCTTCAGATCATCCAGAAATCGGAACCCGATATCATGCAGGTAACTTTCGTTTGCCGGGAGGGCGATCACAGACAAGGCCGCAAACAGTCTTGCCAACGCCATGCGCGTGTTAGTCATGCCTTAGCCCTCTGTTGGGTTGTGGGGGATGGGAGGGGATGGGAGGTAAACCCGTGGGTTTCTGATGCAGAGCGCAATGGCGGAAGCCTCCATTCGAGCAGCTTCAAGGACCGCCAAATCAATTATCGCGTGCTTCTTTCTGATGTTTTCGGCGCTCTCTTGGGCGTGTCGATCCGCGATCACAGCGCATCTCTCACGCTCGGAAAGAAGGGCTTTGCTTATGATTTCCTTTATGGGGGCTTCACCACGCAAGGTCTCAATCCAAAGGAGTTCAACCGTTTTTACGATGTCTTCCGGGTACTCGCTCATTCGGCTGCTTCCTTTACGGGTTTGGAAGGGGCGTGAAGAGTGATCTGGACCTTATCCCCCGGCTGCATTGGGAACGTTGCGCCGTTAACAGTGACGAGGACCATGGACGAATGAGTGCTGTCGATGTTGATGATCATGACAGCCACCAACCGAAGACAAACCCACCGGCCACGCTGACCGAAACCAAAGCCAAGACGACAAAAACAAAAAACGGTAGAAGATTCCAATGCAGGTTCATGTCAAAACTCCCACATGCTGTGCGCCATCGCGCCGAGGCCGCATTTGCTGCAAAACTGTTCGCCGCCGTTCCCGTCTTCAAATGCTCGCCAGCCGCCAAAGGTGTGTTCGCACTTCGGTTTTGCGTGGAGGAACAGCTTGCGAAGAGCGGCTTCGAACTCAGGGCCGAGAGCTTTAGACGCCTCTTCCAAATTCTTGCTCATTCCGAATGTCTCGCTCATTCCGCAGCCTCCTTGACCGCTTTCGAAGGCTTTGGAGCGCCGAATACATCGGGCCGAAGATCATGCCGGGAGATGCCGGTGATCTTCTCAACGTCCAACACGCGCTCGGCTGGAACGTCCTTCCACTGCGATATGGCAGATGGGTTGATATCCAGCGCCGCAGCGAGTGTTACCCGGCGACCACGTTCAAAATTGAGATATTCGAGAAGCTTGTTCATGCCCCCATATTAAGCCCCACTTAAGTTAAGTCAAGCTGAATTTTTAAGTGGGAGTGAATGGAGACGATTATTTTTGCAACTAGTATGCCGGGCATGAACAGCCCGACGACAAAGCGCCAGGATACGCCCAAATTCTTTTTCCGTGAGTGGAGGAAGAAGCGCCGGCTGACGCAGGAAAAGCTTGCAGAAATGGTCGGGGTCAGTCCGCCTAGTATCTCTCAATTAGAGAACGGCAAGCAGGGGTTCACAGACACTACCCTGTTGCAGCTGGCGCAGGCGCTAGGCTGTCACCCCGGCGAATTGCTTATGAAAGACCCTGCTGCCGCTTCGGATGATTGGAGGGGCCTGCTAAGGAAAGCCGTTTTGGCGGCATCTTCGGATGGGGCAACCCCGGAGGATATACGGGGAGAGATAGTGCGAATTGCACCTCTGCCCGGCATCGAGGTCTTACTTGATCCTTCCATGACGGAAGCTCAAGAGAAGATGCTGAAAGACCTATCCGAAACATCCGCAGCGCGACTAGGCAATCGCAAAAGTGAGAGCAAATGATGCAAACGGCGGCTCTATTGAATGTTTCACGCTCGGCAACGGCATCATGGGGCTTGCTTCCGATGAACCTTGCTCTTTGGGTCGTCTATGGCCGAAATCACCTGAAATGGAGCCGGTCATGAACATCCATCCCGACGTTCTCGCAGCTCATGCAGAGTTCGGCGGTGACCTCGAAAGCATGCAGAAGCTTTACGAGTATCCGGATTTGAAAGCCGAAGTCGAGAGCCTCCGTTCTTCCGTGTCCCAGCCGCCCGCTAACCCCAGAGGAACCCCAATGACCGACGCAGCAGAGAAGAACGACAAGACGCCAGCGCCGCCGAATAAGCTTTACCGCCACAAGAAGCGCGGCACCTTTTACGAGGTTATCGGCGTCGGCAAGATGCAGTCTGAATGCTGGTACGAGGACAACGCTGGATGGACAGCCGTCGATATGCGCGAGGTAACAATCTATCGCTCTGTCGATGACGAGACCATTTGGGTGCGACCTACCGAAGAGTTCAACGATGGCCGTTTTGAGCCATTTGGCCTCTCTCCTTGATCAATTCCCTCCGGTTAGTCCCTCCCTGTCCGACCGGAGTTAACTACCGAGGGAAGCGAGAATGCTCCCCGGTCTTTTTATTCAGCATAAGGCGAATGGATATGACGGCCTACTACAACGAAATCGATCCTTACGCCGCGCAATGGCTGCGCAACCTGATTTCCGCCGGCCACATAGCGCCAGGTGATGTTGACGAACGGAGCATAGTTGATGTCCAGCCCGACGACCTTAGAGGCTATACGCAGTGCCATTTCTTCGCTGGAATTGGCGGATGGTCCCATGCGCTACGTCTTGCTGGATGGGCCGACGATCGACCTGTTTGGACGGGTTCCTGCCCATGCCAGCCGTTCTCAGCAGCAGGGAAGCAAGAAGGCTTCGAAGACCCGCGCCATCTCTGGCCACAACTCAAAAGAATTATCGAGAAGCGATTACCTCCAGTTTTCTTTGGAGAGCAGGTTGCGAGCGCGACTGCATGGCTCGACCTCGTGCGACGTGATTTGGTCGCGATGGGATACGCCATGGGGGCAATCCCTGTCGAAGCCGCGAGCGCGGGTGCGGACCATCTCCGAGATCGCTTTTGGTTTGTGGCCGACTATGACCTCCAATGCCCCGGCGAAGAACGGGAACAACGAGGCGGGGAACTCTGCGGAGCAGGTGGCGCTGCGGAAGATCATGTTCGCGTTCTATCCAACATGCAGGGCGAACGAAGGCACCGGGTCGAAGATACCCCCGAACCGTCAAGGTGGAATGGCCTTGAAGTCGTTCGTTTTGGAAGCCGCAAATACCTTGAGTTTCCCAACGGAAAATGGCGGCACGTCCCTCCACCCGGAGTTCGCTGGCTGGGAAATGGGGTTCCCTCCAGAGTGGCTAAGCTGCGCGCCTTCGGCAACGCCATCGACCCGCGCCCGGCTGCGGAAGTGATCGCCGCCTATCTCGACATGGAAAGGTCCGCAGCATGACCGGAGAAGCACTTATGACCGACGCGGAACAGAATAACGGCAAAATGCCAGGGGCAGCAATTAAGGTTCGCCATCTTGAGTGGACTGAGGTGATGGCGAATTGGTGGTCATGCGAGCCACCCGTCATGATCAACGGTTGTGGCTATGAAGTTAGGCTTACGGATCTTGGACATACTCGCATTCGTAGAGGCTGTGAAGATTGGATCTTCTACGCGGGGACCCCCGACGAAGCAAAGGATGTTTGGCAAGAGGATTTTGAACAGCGCATTCTGTCCGCCCTTGATCTGACACCCTTTCTCTCCACGCAAGAGGAAGATTGATGACGAACCCCACAGAAGAATACCTAGAGCGCATCCTTAAATGCGCCGGTTCCTCCCTTCGCCATTACACAGAGCAATCAAAGGCCAGTTTACGGGCTGAGATGGTCAGGATCATAGCAGAGATAAAGGCGGCGAAATGATGCGGATACCCATCACAGACATGCCGCCATCAGCCAACGCCATGCGCTCCCACTTCATTCAAGGGGGCAAGGTCCATAGCGTCAAGAGCAAAGCCTATGCGACTTGGAAGAAAGCCGCCGCTTGGGAGATTGCCGCATCAAAGCCCGGAAAGATAGATGGCCCGTATCGCCTTTACATCGCCGTCCAGCGCGACTTTCGCAGCAAGAGGGCAAGAGACATCGACAACATGATCAAACCCGTCTCTGACGCCCTTGTGGCTGCGGGCGTGGTTTCCGACGACAGTCTTGCAGAAGAGGTCAACGCCAAGTGGGCGGATAACCTTGGAGGGCCTGCGGTTGTCGTCCTCATATTTCCAGCAGAGCAGGAGATTGCAGCATGAGCAAGACACGCGAGGAGCCTGAGGGTTTTTCAGAATTTTGGACCATCTGGCGCAAGTACGCCCGCCACACAGACGGCAGGGGATTGGCCCGCGATGCCTTTACCAAGCACGTCCGCTCTGGAGCCGACCCACAGGACATCATAGACGGCGCAACCCATTTCTTCCGCACCATGAAGGACAAGGACCGGGAGTTTGTACCTCTATCCGCCACCTGGCTAAATCGAGAAGCATACAGCGATTTAGCCATCATGGATCGCTCCTATCAGCTTCGCATCAGTGCAGGAAACTCCAATTCATCCACGAATGGAGCAAGGGAAGCATACATAGCCCAAGAGCTTCGCAGAGCGGAACGGAGCTTCAAGTGACCGATTGCCCGCTTAACGACAATGAACGCACAGCCATAGACCTGCTGGCGAGTGGCAAGAACACAAAGATGGTTGCCTATGAGATGGGTAAATCTCGTCAGACAATCGACGCATACATTACGACGGCAAAGAGGAAGATAGGATCATCCAGCCTTGTCCATACCGTCGCCATAGCAATCAAATCAGGGTGGATTCAATCAACGTGCACAATTCCGAGCTTATCATTCAGGCCTCAAAACACAACGAGCGCCGCGAACGGCTGTGGCACTCACCTGCACCACAGAGCGCTCCAAAGCCGGAAATTCGGTCTGTCTCTTACGTTCCCTTTAAGGCGCGTCAAATCCCTCTCTGGATACAGACGGACCTGTATTTTGATGCGCATTCGAAAGATTGGATGCTTGAACGATCTGTGTATAACAGCCCGGTCTCGTTCCTGAAACGCCGCTGCGATGAGCTTAACGTCCCATATTCTGTTATGATTGGCGAGAGTAGACGAAAGGAAATAGCCATTCGCCGTCAACTTCTCATGTATGAAATCCATGAACGCTTCGGCTGTTCTTTCCCGAAGATTGGAAAACTCTTGGGAGGTCGCGATCATACTACGTGCCTGTATGGATATCGCAAGATTGAAGCTTTGACGGACGAGCAGCGCGCCGCCATCGTTCCATTGAAACGCACAGTCGGGAGAGCAGGCCAATGAACATGATCGAGACCGTTGCAAAAGCCATTTACGAGGAAGACGACGCATGGAGCGCCGCATTCCCATGGCCCTCAATGCCGTCTTCTGACCAGTCTGCCGACAACTACCGCAGGATTGCCCGCGCCGCGATAGAGGCAATGAATATCCCAACGCAGGCGATGTGCAGGGCAACCGGTGACGGCCCTAATCATTCCGCGCGCATCTACACCGCCATGATCTCCAAAGCTCTGGAGGGAGGGGAATGAGCCGAATCCTTGCCATGATTTCTGAAACAGAAGAATGGCGAAAATTGCACAAGGCAAAAGGCGCTCACATAGAGGCCGCAGCATGCGCCATACGCCTCAAGGCACTGAGAGACGCGGTATCAGCCCTGAAGGAAAGCCCATGACCTCGAAATCGTTAAAGCTCCGCATCAAGCGCCGTTCCTCTGCCGGCCGTCCTCGCAAGGAGGATATGACCCCAGGTAGAGCAATCTTGCCAGAGGATACCGGACAGCCTCTGAACAAGAGCAACCTTCCCAAACAGCCGCCACGCATGCCAGCGCCAAAGATTGTTTCCTCATGCCGGGTTCCGAGAAGCGAGGTTGAGTCCCGGATCATGACCGCCATGAAGACTTTGCGCGCATTGCCAGACAAAGAACGTAGGTTCTTCATCGTCAAATCTTCCTCCCCAGATTATACTCATGACTACATTGACGCTTATAATTCCGTCGAAGAAATAATGCCTAAGTTCCGACCTAACCCAAATGAAGTCTCTGACTGTTTGGTTGCTTTGTCGTGGGTTCGACATATGCCTAAAACTATGTGGCAAATCTTGTGGTGGAGGTCTTTTGAGCTTTCATACGGCATGATTGCGCAGTATATTGGGCGAAGTGACGAAACAGCGAGGAAGCGTTTTGAAGAAGCAGTTACAGACGCATGGGCAGCAGCGAACGGCGTTTAGCTCTTTCATCATGGATCAGGGCATGAGCCTTGATGCCACAAAGCAGGTTTGGCTTGCCGATTGGCGCGCCGTCAAACTCCCCTATTGCAGCCTCTATGTTGTATGTCCTGACGGGTCATGGCCCTGTAAGGTCGGTATCTCGGTCAACGCGATGCGTAGGCTCATCGCCCTGCAAACCTCAGTATGGAAGCCTCTCAAGGTCAGCAAATGCTACTGGACGCGATCAGTGGCCGAGGCAAGGAAGCTGGAGAAGGCAGTGCACCAGCGCCTATCCGGCGACAATGTGTGGCTTCACGGCGAATGGTTCGACATGAGACCAAATGCAGCCGCCGAGATGATAGAGTTTGTATCCCTCGTTGAGGGTATTGAGCTTTACGACAAGATAGATAACCAGGACGTTATCAATTCAATCGAGGCAATGTTTCAAGTTGCCAAGACCCCAGACGCAGTAAGGGCGCGGATTGATGTTGATTATGTTCAGGGTTCTCGCTTTGAGGACTTGGCAAACGTGGCAAATCAGGGTATCAGAGATGGTATAGTCGTAGATCCTCGCGTTCGTGAGATGGTTATGCTTTATAAAGAAGGCGAAAACGACAAGCGGCTTCCCTCGTTGAGGCGCTAAAATCATCCTACCAATATGGTATCATCGGGAGTTTTATCGCTTGATCAAGATTTCACGCCGTTCCCTTCTGGCTGGTTTTGCCGTTTGCGCTGCTGCCTCGGCGGCTCCTGCTCTCGCAACGAGGTTTGATTATCCGACCTTGTATGGCGATGGAGTGCGGGACGATACCGCAGGGCTGCAAGCCCTCATCGACGGCAAGCCGGTTTATCTTGCTGATGGCAGCCTTCACAGCCCTACAAATCACATCCGCGCTGGATCTTATACAATAAACGAGCCATTATCTTTCACTGTTACAGGTTCGGGGCTACGCTTTAAGGGCAAAGGCGTAACGATAAATAGAGGCTAATGCTACGGGGGTCTACATGACAGCCAGCGACCTCATAAAAGACTGCAAAGCGTACCAAGAGCAATATGGGATCATGGCCCTCCTAAGCCTTTTAGAGGACATTATCGAATGTCAGGCCCAATCATCCGGCGTTGAGCTTCTTTCGCTTGATGATGACGAGATTGAGGTATCGTACTTTACGGTACAGTGAAGTGTTTAGCCGAAAGGCAACGAGATTGACTTAGCCAAGATGCCAGAGTGCGCACTGGCTCCCGCGCACGGGGTAGGCGGTCCTACTATTTCGAGGCCATTGCCTCAAAAGATCGGGAAGGCGGATGGAAGGACTAGGGAGCAAGGTGCTCGCGGGACCGTTCAATCCGGGCGACGAAAGTTGCAGGCCAAGTGAAAGCTCCTGCCGTCTTCCCGTACCATTCCCCTCTGGGGCTCCTATAAGGCAAGGATAGCAGGACCTTGCAGCCAACACCGGGATTTTCCCGTGATCTTTTCCCGTCCAATAGGCAGGGCTAAACACTCCGAAGAGGCAGAGATGAGCAAGTCTTGGGTCCAATTCGGTATGGATGACGCTCTCCCGTGCCCAAAGTGCGGAAACAAAGAGCTAGAGCGGTTTGCAAACGTCATTGTTTGTGAGGAATGCGAGCATTGGGGTCCAGCTCAAGAAGGCCCGGAATTTATGTGCGATTGGCGGCATGCCGTAAATGACTGGAACATCAAGGCTGGCGGCGAAGATTTCTTTGGTCGAAGCCATGAATTGCTCAAATCACAGGGTCTTTTGCCCGATCCAGTAGAAATCCATTCCTAGCCGTATCAAAATACATTTGAGGTTTGCATGGCCAGTGGGTTGCTTCACGAGGCTGTTTGCTCTGTGTGCCTAAAGCATACGGGGTATTCATCCACATCCAATCCTGATTTCGTGTGCAGTAAGTGTGTCGTCGCAAAGCCTGTGGAGCCAAAGCGGTATAAGGTTGAGGTAGCGCCGCAGCCGAAGAGAGTTTCCTCTCTGGTGACGGACTTCATGCCTTCAGGCCGTAGCGGCCTTTACATCTACGCCGTGGTTGTCAGGCATCACCCCGATATCGTGAAGATCGGCATGACAAGGAAATGGGTCAACCGTCGAAAGTCATATGCCAATTGGAACCTATCGCCCGGAGATGCAATTGTTGAAGAGCGCGTCTTCCGCATCAGTGAAGAGTTTGTAGACCTGGAGCGCCTAGAGGCTCACATCATCCGTACATTCGAAGCACCTTTAGCGTTTGGTGCGGAATGGTTCCGTGGAACTCTTGATGAAGCCTGCCGACATATCGATCGGATCATGTGCGCCAATGGAATCTTCTACGATCTGTAGAATAAATTTGCGCAAGGTCGCCACAAAATCGGCCTTAAATGGCAGTCGCCCACCGTGCCGCAGGAATAATATTCCACCAATAGACCAAACAAGCCCTTCAGGGGCCTTTTCGCGTAGGAGCTAGAGATGGCAGCAAGTCCTAAATCGAAAGACTCCATCGCCTCTCTCGGCGTTGCTGACAGCCTTGCAGTCGTGACGCCAAGCGATAGCACGCAGGTTTCATGTCGCGCTCTGTGGATTGGCACTGGCGGAAATGTAGCCATCAAGACCAGCGCTTCGGCTTCGGCTGTGACGATTACCAGCGTTGCGGATGGCACACTTCTGCCGATCGCGGCTTACATCGTCATGTCCACCAACACGACCGCATCGAACATCGTCGCCCTTTACTGATGACAGTCATCGATCTGAATGCAGAGCGCAGCCGTCGAGACGGTCCAGACGCTGAATTTCGGACAAGCGATGCTCACGGCGTCGAGATGTTTCTTTTCTCGATTGACTACCAATTTTGCGGCTCCGAATGGAGCTTCAACATCTGGGCCTATTCCTTTGAGGATGCAGAGGCCCGCGTCGATGCCATGCGCAACACCTTGAACGTTGCCGGCCAGATTCACTCGATCATTCCCGCGTAAAACTCCCAAGCACACTAAACGATATGGAGCAATGACATGACCAAGACAATCCAGACTTCCATTCACGGCAAGCGCCTTGGCCTTTCGGCAGACGGTAGCCTTTCGATCCCTGAAGGTTCGATTTCGCCTGATACCGGTACGGCTACGGCGACGACTGGCGCTGCTACTCTCGCGAAGTGCGCAGGCAAGATCACGTCTGAAGCCCTGACCACGGCTGCTGGCGCTACCTACACCCTGACGCTGACGAATACCGAGATTGCGGCGGCTGATATTGTCCTGGCATCGGTTGCCTATGGCACGTCGACCACTGGCATGCCGGTTATCACCCGCGTTACGCCGGCTGCTGGCTCTGTCGTCATCCTCATTCAGAACGTACACGCTTCGGCTGCGCTCAATGGAACGATTGTCATCTCGTTCTTTACTATCAAGGTCTAACCCTTGGCTCTGCTGCGCTATGGTGCCGAAGAGGCCCGCAATATCGCCAAGGCGAAAAAAGCAGCGGAGCAAACAGCCCGTATTGAGGGTTCACTAGCAAAGAGGCTGGCAACAGCAGATGTTGTCAGCCTTCAAGACCAGATAGACGACAAAGAGCCGACCATATCAGCCGGTACGTCTGGTCAGTATTGGCGCGGTGACAAGACATGGCAAACCTCACGCCCCGCGTTAGCGACGATCGCAACGCTCGCAACTGATGCAGACGCCACGGTAACGCCTACAGCCTCCGTCTATCAGCTATTCCATACGGGAACGCTTACTGCCGGTCGGGTGCTGACGCTTACAACGGCAGGCATGGTTTCAGGCTACTCAATGCGGGTCACGCGGGCAGGTCCTGGCGCATTCAATCTTTCGGTCGGCGGTCTAAAGAACCTCGTTTCGAACTCATGGTGTGATGTCGTGTTCAGCGGCTCTGCATGGGTCTTGACCGCATACGGCACGCTTTGAATTTCAGGGGATAGATGCTACATTGACGGCAGCTGGTCCTGCATGGTGTTGGTGGATCATGGCGTTATGCGCAACGGCCCTCGCATGGTGCATCATTGGTGCGCAGGGCAGCAGTTCGAATCTGCAAACCGGCTGACATTAAGGGGAAATGATGGGATCGCTGTTCGGCTTGTTCACTATGTACCATACGCGGCAATTCGCTAGATGTATCGAGATTATAGAGATCAGAGGTCGCAACAAAGGCAAAAAGTTTAAATGCGGCCCATGGACATGGTTAGTTTAGCCGAAAGGCAACGAACCTCGCATTACGGCTAGACAACCGCGCTAGATACGGGTGCGGCCCGGCATCACCGGGCAGGCGGAAACGCCGGTTATTCTAAGGGAGTCCGGGCTTAGGCTACGGGCTGGGAGAGATCCTAGACGGTTTGAAGACAAACGCTTCCGATGCCCTGCTGATCGCAGCCTTTAAGGCCCTTGGTCTACGGGTGGCCGGTTTGAGTCCGGCAAGGGTATGAATCAGGACGGCAGCACGGAAGGACGTGCAGGGGAACATCGGCAGCTTGATTGGACGTGATGCGTTGATGCTAGATGCGTTCGCCCGTTGCCAGCCGGTATCAATCCCGGCCCGCCCTGACTTCAACCATCAATCTCAAGAGGCAAAAATGAACAGCTTTATCCGTCTCGCGGCTGAAAGAGACAAAGAGAACAGGTTCAATATCGTTGTGAGACGATGCCGAATTGGCCGCATCAAATGGAAAATCCCCACTTATACATTCATCGACGGCCTTGTTGGCACGCTCTAGGAGGCAATCATGAAGGCAGCATTCAAGAAGCACGTCGCCAGTCTCACATCCCTCAAGAGCAAAATTGCAAAAGAGGAAGAGACAGCATCAGGCCATCAGTCGGAACTGAGCGCATCCAAGACACGTCTCAAGCATCTGCGCACTGATCTGTCCGAACTGGAAAGCACTGCGGCCAATGACGGCCTATCGGTTGCAGACCTGCATGAGGCTGTAGATAATAAGTAACGACCCCATCAACCAGCTTGGAGGCAACAAGCTATGACCGACCAAATTGTGAAGCCAAAATACGTCAGATACCAGTACACCATGTCAGTGGAAGAGGCCAAGGAGCTTGACGAATGGGGCGCTTCACGGGGCATCCCACGCTCCGAGGTTATTCAGACGCTGTGCAGGGCAGGGATGAAAGAAAAAACACCTGCCAACAATGCGCAGGAGTTGAAAAGGTTCTGCATCGAGCAGGCCGCAAAGATTGATTGCCCATCAAGATCGGTCTTGGACGTGGCAAAAGAGCTTTACGACTGGCTGAAAGACGATGATGTTGTGATCTCCGGCAGCCCCATCCCGCTCTGGCACTCTGATGTGGACGCTTAAGCCATGACATCGACAAGCCAAGAGGAATGGGAAACAGAACTAACCGGCAAACAGCGGGCATTCGTGCGCGAGTATCTGATTGACCTCAACGCAACTCAGGCTGCAAAACGCGCCGGGTATAGCGATAAGACGGCTTATGCCAGTGGTGCGGAGAACCTAACGAAACCTCAAATCGCGTCCGCCATCGAAGCAGCAATGAAATTGAGGGCAGAGCGCACAGACATTACCGCTGATCGTGTCCTGAAAGAGCTAGCCAAGATCGGGTTTTCCGATATTCGCAAGGCCATCAAGTGGCATTCGCATCTCGTTAATGAGGAAGACAACCCAGACGGCGGCGATGTTGCTGTTATTAAGACCATCGTCACCAATCAGGTTGAACTCATCGGAAGTGCTGACCTGGACGATGAGACGGCGGCGGCAATCTCTGAAATCAGCCAGAACGCAACGGGCGGGATCAAGCTCAAGCTTCACGACAAGCGTGCGGCGCTGGTGGATATCGGCAAGCACCTCGGCATGTTCACTGAGAAGGTGGAGCATTCTGGACAGGTTCAGGTAACAATCTCTGCGGAAGACGCTGGCCTGCTGTGAGTGAGCCATTTCGACTGAACGCCAAACAGCAGATGTTAACGCAACTGTTGAGTTCAGAAGCCACGCATATCATGGCCTACGGCGGTTCAAGATCGGGCAAGACGTTTGCTTTGGTTCGTGCGCTGATCGTTCGGGCACTGGCCGTCAAAAGCCGTCATGCGATCCTCCGCTATCGGTTCAACCATATCAAGGCTTCGATCATCTACGATACCTTGCCAAAGGTGATGGAAATCTGTTTCCCGGGCGTTGCGGCTCACTGCAAGCTTGATAAGACGGATTGGTACTACACCTTCCCGAATGACTCGGAAATCTGGTTTGGCGGTCTGGACGACAAAGAACGGACAGAAAAGATCCTCGGGCAGGAATACGCAACGATCTATCTGAACGAGTGTTCGCAGATCCCGTATGCCTCCCGCAACATGGCAATGACCCGCCTAGCGCAAAACACATCGCTTCGGCTCAAGGCATACTACGATTGCAATCCTCCAGGCATGGCGCATTGGACCTATCGCCTGTTCATGGAGAAGCGAGACCCCGACAAGCGGACAGGGCTTGCCAACCCGGGCAACTTCAATTCGCTGGTCATGAACCCGAAGGATAACGAGCAGAACCTCCCGGCTTCCTATCTGGAAGAACTCCAGACCATGCCGGAAGCCATGCGCCGCCGCTTTTGGCTTGGGCAGTTTGCCGACGTGTCAGACAGCGCCCTTTGGACGATGGAGCTTCTAGACCAGCAGCGCATCATGGACGGCAACACGCCTGAGATGGTTAGCATTGTGGTCGCTGTTGACCCTTCCGGTTGATCTGGTGAGGAAGACAAGCGCTCCGACGAAATCGGAATTGTGGTTGCGGGCCTCGGTAAAGACGGGCGCGGCTATATCCTTGAAGACCTGTCCGGGCGAATGGGGCCTGCTGATTGGGGCAAGGCTGTTATCTCCGCTTATGATCGGCATGAGGCTGATTGTGTTGTGGCGGAAGAAAACTTTGGCGGCTCGATGGTTGCTGAAATCGTCCGGTCTGCAAGTTCTCTTGAGCTTCGCAAGGTTGGCGGTTCTGTCCCATATAAGGCGGTTCGTGCATCTCGCGGTAAGATTGCCCGGGCTGAACCGATCGCCGCACTATTCGAACAGCAAAAGGTGTCTCTCGTTGGTCACTTCCCGGATATGGAAGACCAGCTTTGCGCCATGACGACATCTGGTTACGTCGGCAGCCAGTCGTAAAGCTCTTTTGCCACGTCCAAGACCGATCTTGATGGGCAATCAATCTTTGCGGCCTGCTCGATGCAGAACCTTTTCAACTCCT